ACACGCACTGTTGTCACTATCATCAAATCCAATAACTTTATCTACAACACTAAGTTCTTTAATAATTGAGCAACGTTCTTTGAATGTCATAAAAGGCCTACCCTTTTTACGAGTAAGCCATTCGTCACTATTAATACCTACTATAAGGTAATCACCTAATTTTTTTGCTGCTTTAAAATATTCTATGTGTCCTGAGTGTATAGGATCAAAGCCGCCTGTTACTAATACTACTTTTTGCATACTGGTATTTATGTACGTAGTTAATCACTACCAGCCAAAAATGTAATCTTTTCTTACATTTGTTATTTCTTTAGCGCCTAATTCTTTTAAAAAATTACCTGCACAGTATTCAGTGTCCTTGTGTTGTTCACACACAATAATAGGTTTATATTCTGTAATAGTTTCTACAGCACCTTGTAAGACCTGTAGCTCGTGTCTTTCACAATCTATTTTAAGTAATCCAAATTTAGGCAATAATAAATTATCCATACGCTTAATAGATATGTCACCTGTTCCAACTTCACTTACAAAACTATTTCCAGTATTAACACTATCAAACACCATTTCGACTGTACTATTAACATTACCTAGTGCGTATTTGTTTACTTCTACCGGTAGTCCTTGAACATTTGCGTCTAAACATTCATAGACTTCTTTCATCGGTTCGTATGCAATCACTTTGTCAAAGTATTCTGCTAAATGGACTGCCCATAGTCCTACATTTGCTCCAACGTCGATAGCTACTGAAAAATCAGTTACATATTTGTAAGCCTCGGCTCTTACGTCATCTTGGTACTCTGGAGGACCACCGTTACGCACACGTTTTTTAATCAACCGTTCAAAATGATTGTCGCTATCTGGCATCCAATAATTGTAAACCTGTTTCATACCTTTTCCAACATAACAATATATTTTAAAACATATAAGGCTGGACCTTTTTTAACTTTAGCATATCGTTCAATAGTATCTTCGTGAATAATATTCCATCCTTGTAAATTATCAAGTTTACTTTTCCACCAGTCTGGTTTTTCAATTATTAAATGTGCATTTCTACCATCACTTAATGTTTTTTTTGCAGGATGACACGCAATAAGATGATATTGGTATCTAGTAGTTCTATCACACAAGTCCTGTATTGTAGTAACTAGTAAGTCCGGTTCGATATGTTCTAGTACATCACTACTATATGTAAATTCAACTTGCTCGGGTAACGGCTCAGGGAATGTAACAGGATCATATGTATGTAATTTAATATTGGGATATAGCGTGTTCATTGTTCTACTAGTAAGGCCTTTGCCTGCACCGTAATCTAAGAAGCTAGTAATATTTTTTTCTTCTAATATTTGAACAACTGATTCTGGAATATTTTCGTTTCGACCAAACGTTTTCTTATTATGTAATATTTTTAATTCTTCTAGATATGCTTTTGAGTGTGCCATTTAGGGTCCCTATAAACTTGCATCTTCCATTCCTGCTACACGTAGTTTAACTACGTTAGTAATTTGCCATTGCTTTTGATCAAGTGCTTTAAGTACACCTAACCATTTGTTTCGCATAAGTGCAAACTCGTTTATAATCTTTTCGTAATCGACGACATCTGCTTCGCCGTCAACATACTTTTCTACGTCACGACTAGACAGAGCTCGTTGATAGTTTTCAAGATACTTCTTAAAAAATGAGCTACGCAGTCTACGTAGCTCAATATTTAGATAGTTTAGTATAGCTTCTATCTCTTGCAATTGGTTAAAGCGATGCTCTACGATACCCGGCATTTCTGCTGCCGCACGTTCAACATTACCTTTCAGTTTACATTCGTTACGAGCTTGTAGTAACTCATTTTCAAAGTATTGTATGGCTGAAGGAATTTTTGAAATATCTCTAGAAACTTCGCTATACCAACCCATTAATCAATCCCATTCATCTTCTTCGTCGTCATATGTTTCATAATCTTCAACGTCTAGGTAATAGTTAATTGCTTGATCTAAATGTGCTTCTGTACCAAGACACTCAGTAAGTGTTTCATCACTTACTCCATAATCTGCTAACAAATCAACATATTTTTCAGCAGCCATGTCTATATGTTTTTTGTCTAGAAACTCTTTCATTGTAGACCATACGTCAGAAATTATACTTTCGTCCATTTGTTTAGTTACTCCTCGATCATAACTTCGTCATCAATGTCGATAACTTCGTCAGCGGTATTTACCACAGGCGTAGTTTTTTCAGCATATTCCGACATAATTAAATCGAGTTTATCGCCTTGCATCCATGCTTTACGATAGTCAAGATGTTCTTCACCAGTTAAGTCGACATACTTGAGTCTATTGCCTTGTTTTACTAACAAACCTTTTTTCTCAAATAATTCAATAAGACCACTGTAAGGATTCATACCTGTTTCATATGGAATCTTTACTTGTACACCTTCGAACGGTTTTGCATAACGAGTCTTCATAACTTTACAACCTGCTCTAATACCACGTACTTCTGAAATCTTATTACCAGCTTCGTCTTCTTTTAGCTTCATTTTCTTCATTGCAACAACAATTGATGATGCATAAACAAAGCCTTGTCCACCACTAATCTTATCATCTGGATCAAACATATCTTGTGATGCATATGTATGGTTAGTACATACTAGACCTACATTAAGTGAACCAATCATATTAACTGTGTTACGAACAAGTGCGGTCAATTGCTTAGGCTTACGACCCATATCACCTTTCATATCACCCTTACTAAACTGATCTACGTCTGTAGGTGTCAGTAACATACCCAAACTATCAACTACAAACAATACTTTAGGACGGTCTTCTGCATCCATTGCCTTGTAGTCTGCTACAAATGTTGATATAGTTTTTGCTACATCATCAATCATACTCATGTTTAGTTTAAGTAGTTTGTCTTCTGATGTGTCTACATCTAATGCTTGTAGCCACGATTCATCAAGTGCGTTCTCTGAGTCAATTAGTACTACAAAGATGCCTTGATCTTGTGCGTGTTTTACAATATTACCTGAGCAGAAATAACTTTTACCTGCTCCTGATTCGCCTGCAAACACAGTAACCTTACCAAGCGGAACGCCTTTGTGAAAGTCGCCGCTAATAAGATAGTTAAGTGCATATGAGCCTGTTGAGATCCAATCAGTAGGATCATTGAAGCCGCTACTCATGCCTGAGATACTTTTAGTCAAGTCCTTACGGAACTTACTGACATCAAATGATTTAGCCATAGTGTCTCCTTGTTAAGCCAAAGTGTAGGGGATTTCTCCCCTACATAATTTTATTACTGAGATTGTCTTGCACGAATCATTGCAAGAATGTCATTTGCATCACCTGTTGTAGCTTCTGCTGCTGGTGCTGCTGCCGGAGCAGTTTCTTGCCAACCTGTATCAGTTGTAGTTTCTGCTACTGGTGCAGCTGGAGCCGGAGTAGGTGTTGTTGCTGGAGCACTTTGACTTACCGCAGTTGCTTGTGGACTTGCTGTTACGTTAGGATCGCCTGTACGTGCTTGCATGCCTGCTGGACGGAAGTACTGTGACCAACGATCTGCATCGTATGCTTCACCGTCAACTGACGCTTCAAACATTTCCTGCATCACTTTTACTTCAATCTCACCTGGCTTTTTAGGTAAGAAGTCATTTAGATTAAACAAGCCGTGTGTATTAACAGCATTCATTTCAACATCGCCTAATGGACGCTCTCTACGAGCCCAGTTAGATGTTGAATAGTCTGCGTAACCGCCTTTTGAAGTTTTGTTAAGACGGAAGTCTACACCAGCAGTATAATCTGTTGGCAACTCTTCCATGTCTGGATCCATAAGCGCCTGCTTAATGATCTGGAAGATTTGTGGACCAATAATAAAGCGTCTGATTGGATTCTCAGGTGCTTCGTCATCAGTTAGTGGATTGTCAGTTACAAACCCTTGGAATACGTATGAACGCTTTTTCCAATATTTACGACCCATATCTTCTAGTGAAGGGTCCTTAAACCAGCCACGTACTTCTTGTAGAATCGAACAGCCATCGCCATACATTTCCATACAAGGTACTTGTACTTGTACAGGCTTACTACCTGTATCACCTTTAATACCTGCAAATGGAAGTTTGATCATCAAACGCTCTACCCAGAAAAATGTGTTATCTGGGTTTCCGTCTGGAAGGAATCGTAGTGTTGCACTACTACCTTCTGTCATATTCCAAAATGGGTAAATTGGGTTTGGACCTTGTGGTCCTCGATTGCCGCCTTGGCCGGCTTCTTGTTCTTTGAGCTTCGCTCGGATTTCTGCTAATGTTGCCATAGTTATGCCTCCTTGTTAAATTGCCTATGTGCTTGTGCCTTATTTGTCTGTAGCACTATATATACTATACATGCTACAAACGGTTTTGTCAAGTGTTTTTTTAATTAAATTCCTGCTAACGCAAAAATGTCATTTTGTTCGTTGTTCATACGTTCGTGCTGTACAAATGTACTGTGAATTTTTTCAATAAACGCATGAGCAGGTCGAACATACTCATCCCCATAGTCTTTTTCAACCATTGTTAGTATAGCTGTTTCGCCTTTGGGGAATGATCCGGTTTCTCTATCATAATATGATAGAATAAATTCGCCTAGTGGTGTTTTTGGCTTTTCAGCAGCCATTTGCTGTTGAGGTGCTGCATCTTGTTGTGGTGGACATTCGTCCATCTCTGCATTACAGTTGCAGCCTTCACAATCTGATGGACAATCGCAATCTTCTGCTTTAGTATCACTTCCGCAACACTTGTCAGAGCAGTGTGTGTCTCTTTCTGCTTCGTTTGCTTCACTGAACTGACCCATAAGTCCTTCCATTGTATCTTCTAGCTCCGCTTCTTCTTTTGTTTTTTTATTTTTTTCTGCTTTGCTATACTTGTCTTTTAGTTTGCCTAGCTCTTCTTGTGAGGCGCCGTCACGTCCTGCGGCTGCTGCTTTACGCATGTATTCCTTACCGTGTTTCTTTTCACCTGCGTAAGCCATTAATGCTGATTCATCTACTAAATCTTCTGGGCCTAATTCTTGTGCTTTTGTTGCTTCACTTACTAGTTTGTAAATGTACGGAAATACATCTGACAGTTCTTCATTAAATAATTTAATAGTTAATTGATCGGTCCAGTTTTCTGCAACGTCTGCAGGAACTTCTTCCATTACTACTGATTCAAAGTTTGCAATTGCCTCTGCGTAATGTGCAGGTTTTTGAAGAGACTCAATTGTTTTCTTTACGTCTTTCATACGACCTTTTACAGCATCCATATACGGTTCTAGCCCTTCTGCCATTACAGCTGATCGTCCCATATATGTTTTAAACTTACGTAACTTTGCCATTTCTTCTGATAAACCAGTTATATGTTTACCAAAATCGTCATATGCATTACCACCTTCAGCAACATGTCTAGCCATTGCTCTTGCTGCACTTAGATGTTTAAATGGATATTTAAATCTTTCTCCATCAGCACTTTCAATATATATAGAACTAATTTGCTTTGTTCTTCCAGTTGCTGATTCTTGGTTAATAGGAGCATTATGCTTAATTACTAAACGTGCTCCGTCTACATTTTGATAACTAGTTCTACTAGTACCATATAACTTTGATTCGGTCATTTGATCTTCTCCGGCATTTTTGGCTAGAAACTTATAATCTCTTTTTTGTAAATTACTTTTAGTAATATCACGAGTGTCAAAATTTAGTAAACGTTTTTTTGCAAACTGTCTTAGTTCTCTTAAAAAGTTATACCAGTCACTCAGTTCTTCTTCATTCTCTCCAGCAAGTATATCAGCACCGTGCATGACTACAAGGCCGTCTTCAGCATTTAAACTAAGACTTACTTTGCCCTTGCTTTTATAGTCAAACTCTATAAAACGTGCTTCGCTAGGATTATTAGTAATCATGCCTTCTTCAGTGCCAATAGTGACACTAGGAAAACGTCCTCTAATCTTTGCAAACAATTCTTCACTTATTTTACTTAGGTTCTGCATAATGTATTTATCAATAGTTCGTACTAATGAAGATTGGCATTGGTGGATCGTAATCTTCTATTTCCTCAGCTTGAGTAAATGAATTATATATTCTCGGGTCCCAATCTTTAAGTACTGCCATCATCCTTATTGCTAATAATGTTGCACTAATAAGATCGTCTGTTTGTCCTAATTTTGCTTGATAACTAGATCCTGTTGCAACATAATTTTTTAATTCTGATATAAAAGGTTTACTGTGTACAACCATTTTATCATTTTCTATCATAGTTTTTAGTCTACTACAGGCAGTAATTTTAGTGCCATGAGTAGTGTTAAAGCCTTTACGGAATTTACGTACATGTCCTTTGCGGATAGGTTCACTGACAAATAGTCCTGGAATATTTTCTTCACCAAAGTCGTTTATAACGATTAGTGCAGCCTCGCCTATTCCATTGTTCTCCACGCTCCAGTAAATTCCGTTTGCATTACTAGTTTCTTGAACAAGGTAATTACATATGTCTGATAACACACGTATCTGTCCAGGTATAGCAGTAGTGTTATGTTGCCATTCTGCAACTTGTTCATAACTAGGTAATTCAAATACTTGTATAGCAGCGTTATCGCCGCCGGTGCCCATTGAAGGATCAAGTGCTACTGCATATGTAAATTCTGGACTAGGTTTTTTATACCAACGTGTTTGCCCCATATTGACAAGCGGTTTATTACCTTCCATTACTGCAAGTTTAATACTATTAATTAGTGTCTCGTCAAAAACTAAGAATTCACAACCGTACTCACGTCTAAACTTTTCTTCACCGATTCGCCCTAGCTCTTCTTCTTTCCATTTTTCGTCTCTATCTGGATGTTCCCACCAATCAGACCGGAAGCTATGAAACCCATTACGACCTACCTCTTGCTCATTACCGTGTTCGTCAAACTTATCTTCTGCT